CCAACCATACATATTTGAATATCTATTCTGATATCCAAATGGTGAACTATACCCGTAATAAGAATAAAACAGTTGGTCACTATAATATGTACCTAATGAATATGATGTATAACTATCGTAACCCCACTCCTTTTCCTCTGTTTCGGGTTTGGAAGTATGAAACATAGCTAATTGTGTATAGCATCCATTCAAGATAACTAAACTTAATACTAATAGTAATCTTTTCATTTTCCGTTTATTTATCTCCTCTACCTGGTCGTTTCATCCATCCACCTGGTTTAAAATGTTTCTCACCTTCATGATATCCGACATAGTAAGCTACGCTACCAACAACTACCAATCTAACCAGTTGACGAATCTTTTGTTTCTTGGCTATCTTTTGTCGTTGCTGACGTTGTGCCATATTACGTTTCATATCACCACGATTCCAATCTCGTTTATCGTGTTGTTTCTTAATGGTAACTTCTGTTTTACCATCTTTCTCTTTAACTTCAACTTCTTGTGCCATTAAAGGTAAAGTAAAAGCTAAAATTAAAAAACATGAAATTAATTTCTTCATTGTTTTTCTCCTAATTTAATAGTTTATTCCAATTATAAATATTATATATATCTCTATAAATCAAATCTAATTACAAGTTTTAGTAACAATTCTGGTTCATTTTTGATTGCTCTTGATAATTTACCAACAGCTAACATTTGATTATTATCATCATATAATCCCACAGTAGTAACATACGGTGCAAAGTCCGAATGTGTTACAAAATTCTGTGCAGTTTCCGTAGCATTATAAAGTAACTTATAAGACCCTGTACCTTCACCTGTCGGTGCATCACTAGGTGGAAAGAAATTACTCATACTTGGAGCACCTTCCAATACTGTAATACTTCCGCTTCTACTGTCCGATACACTTATATTTGTAGTAGCTCCAAACTCACCAGGTAATACTGTGGCTACATATTCATGTTCTATAATTTCATGTGTACCTCTGAAATCAACACTATACCCATCACCACCAAATCCTAAACCAACACTTTTATAAGAACCAGTATCTGTAATTGTAATAATACCGTGTTCATAAAAAACATTTCCTACAACACTTCCACTATTACTAGTATCTGGTGAATCAGAAGCGAAACTAGCTGAAAAACTTTCATCATATAAATTTCCTTTCCCGTCATCTTTTAATACTAAAGTTCTACTTGTTGAATCATCTGTAACTTCTACAGAATTTGGTTTTATTTTCTCACCATATAAAGCTTGTGGTATAGTTATCACATTTACAGTTTCGTGTATTTTCATTTTCTGAGTTGATGTGTCATTCGGACCAAATGAAAAATACGGATTTAAATAATCTCTATAGTATAAATGATTTACCTGATACCACGTCGGGTATTGATAAAATGACATTGAATATGGATAATTGGAAGTAGTAAAAGAATGTGAGGGTGAACTACCTGGTTCAAAAGCGTAAACACTACTGGATTGGCCTTGAATCCCAAATACCCCACTACCACTATCAGCATCCGTTACCTTAAACTTTTTAAAAACTTTGAAAGGTTTTATAGATACATCTGTGGGCTCTATAGTCTTAAACATTTTTGGGCCCTTTGAATTTTAAAAATCCAATTTTACTTTTACAATCGCCTCTCTTGAGAATGACTTCAACAATGGTTTACTCAACTTAGCGACAGCAAGTAATTCATTATTATCGTTATACAAACCAACTGTTGTTAAATAAACCTTCGGGTCTTTAAAGAAAGAAGGATTTGTCATAGCACCTGTAGATGCTGTATAAAATGTTGGGTTGGTACTAAAGTTATATTTCTTATTTGTTATCCTACAGAAAAAATGAGTAGTATTTAACTTTTCCTCACGTCTTGCTACAAAATAACTACCTGTTGCAATAGCATCAAACATCTTACCTGCATTATCTGCATCTGTTCCAGCTGATGCTGTACCTGTTGACATAGAAATAGCTGCATCTAATTTATTTGCATTCAAAATAATTAGACCCATATCTGGATATACCAAACCATAAGCTCCATGCGAAGTTTCATTAGCAGCAGTAGTATTTGTATCTGCAGTACCACCTGCTATAGTACCACTAACTACATTAAAGACACGACCACCCTCACTTACAGTTGGGTTGGTTGTAGCACCACTATCATCAATAAGTTTAATCTTACCTGAACCACTTGTAGCTGAAGATTCAGCTGTAGCCAATCTTAACTCCCAGTTACCTGGATCTATTTTCTCACGTAAACGAGCTCGTGTTAATGATATAGCGTAAATAGAACTTACATCCGTTGTTGGAGTGAAAGTGAAAAAATTATCATTAGGACTTAACAATAAATTACGATATTGTGAATATATAGCCTTACTTGGAAAATTACCTGTTTGACCTAAAGAACCACTACCACCTTTATGACCATAAGCTACAGAAAATTGAATTTCAGCTTCACTATCTGAAGCGGGATCTGTTTTATATACATCATAATAATATTGTCCAGTACTACCACTCTGTACAGACGAAGTATAAAAACTACTTAATGTTCCCGTACCACCTGACCACATTCCTGATGAAATAGTTTGTTGTATACTCGTGATTATATCTTCATCATCACGAAATCTTGTATAAATTTCAGCCATCTTTTAACTCCTTATGAATTCGCTTTAACTGTAACAGGAATCGTGGTTATACCACCAGTATCATTTCCTATAATAGTTATCTGTGTTGCGATTGTAGTTGTTGTAGTCCTCGATACAAGATTAAAAGATTTACCAATAACTGTTGTACTTCTCTTTCTCTCAGAATCACTAAGAAATACTGCCGAAGTTCCGCCCGTTCTCTCAACTGCTCCACCAGCTGCAACAAATAAATCACATGCGTCAGCATTGTGTAGGATAATAGTATATCCACCAGTTGCATCACTACCATTCTCAGTATTTGGAACAATACCCTGTTGTACTCCTGCTCTTGTAAAAGTAAAAGAAGATTGCGGTAATGTAACAACAGGCAGTTTTGCCGTATCTTTCGGTAAAGTTACCAGTTTATATCTCATTATTTGATTTTCATCTGGAACTGCTTCCAATAACGGTAAATTCTCTATGGCCGAACCATATGCACTTGTACCATTAGGATGTGTTACATCCCACAATGAATAATCAATTTCGTCATCACCTAATGCGAATTTAGTGACTTTGAATTCATTTTCTCCACGAGCTAATAGCTCTCTTCCCTTTTTTGTTAAAATCGCATCTACTGTTTGAGTTGTATTATCGAGATAACCCATGTTTTAATCTCCTATTTTCTTATAAATATACATCAAATAAAAATAAAATGATTTGCTTTTTTGATTGTAGAATCTCATATATAAATATAATCTTTCTTAATTTTATGGTGTCCTTAATCTGGATACGCCAGGTTCCTGTACCACCAACCTTGTTGGTTTAGTATCTGTTGTCTCTACTGGATCTGCTCCGTCAATAGTTGTATTTCTTGTATTTTTACACCCCTCAAAAAACAAATTAGCTAAAGATGAAAATTCCTCATATCTCGTATCATGTGTACTACGAGCATATGATGAAGAGTAATACAAATCTTTTGATTGACTTAAAGAACTACTATACCACTTTACTAATTGTTTATTATGAGCGGATACTCTTGATCCAGTAATTTGTGGTTGTAATACTTCTTCAAATACATATTCTGGTCCTCCTTTAGTAACAGAAGCTGTAATATAAGTATTACCCCAATCTGCATTGGATGCTGTTGAATTTAATCTAACCAATGAAGGTTTACTAAATATATCCACCGACCCAGAAATTGTTCCTTCCAAATCACTTACAGAACCAGTTAGAGCCAGTATATTCTCTTTTGCGTATTGTGTTAAATCTATTGTTGTTCTAAAAGATAAATCTTCAAATGACTGTGAAAGATAAAGTATATTCTTACTTCTTTCAAAAATATTTGGTTCTACAACTACACCAAAATGTTTATTAGCTCTTGCCGGAGTTAATCTTTCAAACTGGTCAAATATCGACTGGTCATAATATTTAATAAGTCTTAAATAAGCAAAAAAGTTATTTGGTGATTTATATTTCTGCCAGTATTGATTTCTAACATCTCTAAGTCCTCTATAATGTTCTTTGAATTGGTCTCTCGGGTCACCCAAATATTGGTTAAAATCTAAATTGGCTACTGACCTCATAATATCTTCATTTATTACATCTGTAGGAGCGAAATATATTCCTAATTTATTAGAATCAATTGGAGCATAATCTTGAGAACTCTTTTCTTTACTTTCATCCTTTAATAACATTCTAACATCGGAACCAGATACATATGGTACTTCACTATCTTCAATTCTAATTTTATTACTTAAAACCCTATTCGGACCTACATTGGGTACAAACATTTTTTCTTCATCTACTATAGAAGAGTAATTTGTTTCATCAGCAAAACCTTGAGCACTTCCAGTTTGTATATAAGATTGGTCAGCACTTGTATCTCTAACATCTCCATCCGAATTATGATTTTTATTATCGTCAAAAGAATATCTTAATACTAAATCAGTCCACGACGCTGATACATGGTTTCCGTCATAAGATTTCGGTGAAGCTACATGATTATCAAAATTTGACATAGACAATGCTGTATTCCAATATCTAAACTCCATCAAAGAACCTGAAAATTGTATTCCGTGTATAGTTGATGGTGCTCCACCAATATACACAGTAGAACTCTGAGTCATAGCTGCGTGATAAGATTTAGATACATTACTACCTGAAGGATGTGAACCATTAATAGATAAACTTGATGTAGAAGCTAAGTATATTTTACTTCTTGAAGAATCATATTTTTTAACTGCTAAGTCATATCTAATATTTTGATTTATATCATCACTTGTTAATTGAACTCCGTGGCCACTTGCTGAAGTTCTTGTTAACATTACTGACATAAATTCATTATCATAAACTGGAAGTAATGATGAAGAAACACTTTTGTATCCAGCTGAACCTGATAGTTTAAACTCTACATAACCTTTATTGTCGGGTGCATTATTATCAGCTAACCTTATAGCCCACAACGAAGTTCCCGCTGAATTTTTACTTTCTACTATTGTAGCGTCTGAACTTGTTATTGATTTAAATCTAAATTCAATTGTATCTGGTTTTCTCGAACTATTTGAGTCATTAACCCAAGTCGTTAAGACGTGTTGAGCTTTATCAAAATCAATAGCTTTAGTAAATTTCTTTTTAATTAGATATGATGTTCTATTAGAATCGGGTAAATCAGGTCCACCATATTCTCTAACTCTTAAAATTGTAGATGGTATACCATAACAATTAATTATACCTTTTAAAGACCTAACCGTACCTTTTGTTTTTAAAAAGAAAGGTAAATTATTTATAATTCTTTTTTGTATCTCTTGAGCTATTTGCTTTTCGGGAGTTACTGACCTTTCAGTATAAGCAGAGCCTGTATTTTCCAACCCTAATGTATATTTAGGTAAATTCATTAAGTCCCTACCATCTTTTAAATCCAATCCCAATGATTTACCAATATCAAATATTAAATCGTTAGAAAATCCTTTTTTGAGTCCCTCTTCTCTACTATGATGTTTAGATAAATGTTTTGTATATGTCCATAATGTATCAAAGTGTTCACCTATCATATCCATAAACGTTAAAAAATAATCATTATTAGCATCTTCTTTAATATGTTCAGGTAATAGATTTACTAAACGATTTCTATTTTCTCTATCATAATTCGAAGCACTTTTATTATTAGCATTGTACCATCCTGACCCTTGAGAAGAAGTAGTATGGTAATTAACATACGGATTTCTTATTGTACCACTACCACCTGTCTTTGGCCATGCTGAATTATTTTTAACTGTTCTTAAAGTTTCTGAACCTGATGTATATGAAGTAGAATTTGTGTATAAGTATTTTTCATATCCTGTGAAATTATTTTTAAGGTCTTTAATTTTATAATCCCACTTATCTCTATCTCGTGAAGAACCACTTATACTAACTAACGATGAACTCTCTGCTGTGTAAGTTTGAAGTAACCCAAGCTTGTACTTAAAATTCTTTAGTCGTCTTTCTACAGAACTAAAGTTTACAAACTCGTCATAAAAAGAATAATCAACATTTAATTCACTACTATCAATACTTTGACTGATAATTCTATCAGCTAATTCTTTAGCTACTTCACTGTCAGATGTAAGTAAATCTTCTCTTGTTTCGTACTGTGTTTCTCGCCTACCTAAATTAAACCCATAAGACTTTTTTCCATCAAAATCTGGACTTCTTAAGAAAAGTACATCTTCATTTTCTTCGTCAGATGGAATTAAATAAACATCTTCTGTTATACTTGGTAAGATTTCCTCTACAATAGTAACCTTATCTTTTTCTTCTACATCTTCTGGTACTGTATTATATAATTTAAAAATCCAAGAATGTGGTGGTTTACGAACTGACCGATTATCCAATGTAACATTAACAGGTACAGCTAACCTATTATTTTCAAAATTTAAAAACGTTTTCAGTTCTTTTAATTTTATACCTTTATAAACTACTTCAAAAAATAATCTTTTTCTGGGGTCATTTCCTTTGTAGTCACCATCAACTACTTTACTTTCTTTTCCTTCTGTTTCAAAATCATCTTCTACAACTATCTTATTTCTACCAAGTACATCTGTAATCGTTGTTGTAAAATCTCTGTATACTGGTTCATAAGTTTTAATTTCATTTGTTATATATTCTGCTTCATCTACAGGTACTGGGTCTCTTATTTCCTTTTCACCAGTTTTCTCTTTTCTTTCTAATGGGTCGAATTGTTTAGTTGAACTTTCTTCACTTGTCCTTTCTAATCTCTTTTGTTCAAGTTCATATTCTTCTTTTTGGGTGGGAACATCGGATACGGTATCGGAATCAAAAGTTCTTACATTTTGACCCCTACTTACTGTTGGTGGTTTCGGTGGTGAATATGGTTTTGTATCACCACCTTCTTCCAATGATATTGATGGATTCTCTGGTTGTGGGGTAGGGGCTGAATCACCCATAGACCTTCTTCCACGTGAAGGTGGAGCTGTAGTAGCTGGTGGTGAACTTGTTCTAACTTTTACTGTATCTTTACCTGCCGGTGTCTGTTGAACTGGAGCTTGTGTCGTGGCCGTTTTCCTCTGTCCTGCATATTTTGGAGTTGAAGCTTGTTTAGCTTGTTTTCTTCCAGCAGAAGTTGACCTTGCTGGTTTAACACTTTTCTTCGGAGCTTTCCTTTTTGAATATCCTTTATCTCTCGGCATTAGAAACCTCCATGTTTTCCACCGCCCGTAGTTGTGGGTGGAGCTCCGTACCCCTCACCTTCTTCTGAACTCGTACCACCAAGTCCACCACGAAGTCTGTTATCACGGCCTGGTTGAGATTTCCGCTTTTCTATATATTCAGATGGTTCAAGAGGTATTTTAGTTAAATCAAATTCAGTATTACCAGCATTAGAACCTTCAGTTTCAATACTCCTTCTCGATTCTCCAGTTCCATAACCTTTTTCTTCCATTAATTTTATCTTTGTAAGTGGGTCTCTACGGTCTTCTTCCGTCTTACCATCTCTACCTTCTTGTGTAAAAACAGGATTGGGTGTTTTTTCATAAGTAATATGTTCATTATATCCTACTATAAATGCATTCTTTATTGTTATCTGACTACCAATCATATCTTTATCAAAACCCCTATCATCATCACTTAAAGTAGCCAACCAAGTTTTACCAACATCCATACTTTCTGAAGCATTAGCTATTCTAACATCACCAAAAATATTATCAACTTCTGGAGTATAGGTTTGTTCACTATAACCTAACTTTTCAAAACTTGTTACATAATTATAATCGTCAATATCATAACTCGCTACTCTAACTTCTTTTCTAGTAGGTGAAATTTCATGTACATAGTACTTGTCATCTTTTAAAAATAATTCTTCAGGTCTCTCATTAGCTTCACCTTCAGATGGTTTAGTTCCTCTATAAATTCTACCATCTACTTCAGAAACATAATACGCTCCTGTATAAACATCACCACCCGCGTCCACTAAAAATGTTTTCTCTGACCCAGCTTTTCTTCTTAAAAAATTATAGTTAACAGTATATTTACCATTAAAAAATCCCAACTTTCTTAAATCATTACCAGGTTTAACAGCAAGGTCTCCAGCTAACTTATAATCATCTATAATAGCTCCGTCTAAATACACTCCATCCTCACCATAAACATGAACTTCTACAAACTCACGTTCATCTTCACCAAAGTCAATTACATCAACGGAAGCTCTTCCTTCTAAAAGTTCAGCATCCTTTTCTGTTAATCTAGATTTAGGCATTTATTAACCTCCAGTAATTATTCTTTCTTTAACCACTACTTGTGTAGACTCCACCGTCCCCGACCTATCAGTAGCTTTGCAGGATAAATTATATCTATCTTTTTGGTCACCAGCTTTCTTAGCGTTCCTTACTTGTATTGTACTGACTATACCTCCTGGAGCCTGGTTACTTGATACGGTTACCCTATCACTATTTATAGCTTTACCACTTTCTAACCAAACTAAACTCAAAGAATCGTCCCCCCGAGCTGTTGTTTGGAATGTAGCTTTCTTATATGCGTCGCCTCGTAAAGTTCTATTTCTTTTCCTTATCGCTAATCCACCATACTTTATGACTAATTCTGTTTTACCTGGACTTCCAGGAGATGGTTCTATTGAACGTGGTTCTTCTGAGAAAGACAAACGACCCCATGCATTCATTTCTGAAGCTACTGGCATTCCTTTAGTTCTCCATTCAGCTATATTGTAAGGAGTAGCACTATTCTTCCAAGTTAACATACCAGCTACATATTCTTCATAAGCGTTATCTTCTTCTATATCTTCAGCTTGTGTTTCTATCTGTGCTGTTAGTAGAGCTTGTTGTTCCGCAAGTTGTGCTATTTGTGATTCCAATGACCTCTTTAATTCTTCTAACTCGTTGTCCGTTATATCAAGATATATTGCACTCGAATCAAATAAATATCTATGTGAATTTTCTCCCTCTTCTATTATCTCATCCCTCAACAATTCATATTGCTCAAAAAATTCTTCTACAGTAATTGAAGCTTTTCTTGATGTAGTCAGTTCAGTAATTTTAGTATCAATTACATCCGTAAGTTTATCAGAATCTACTGTATAAGATTTTTTATCTACCTTTACAAACTCACCTGTACTTTGTTTAAAATTCGCACCATCTTCTGTTTCATCAGCTGGGTAAGATAAGATAGTACCATCTTCTAAACGGGTAGTTGGACTTGCTCCCTCACGAGAACCAGACAAACTCATGTTTTGATATTCTATTTGTAATTTAGTTTGTCTTTCCTTACGAGCCGACTCTAATATATCTTTATACCTGTCTGACTTGAGGATTTCTTCTCTTGTATATGGCATTTTATCTTACAACTTTAAATTCAAAGTCTTCATCAAAATATTGATCTACTTCTGATACTGTTCCACTTCCACTTTGTACTCTAAATAAAATTCTATAATACCTCTCTGGTTGATAACCATTAAACCACATATTAAAATAATTACCAGAATCATCACAGCTTAACTTCGAGCCTGTACCAAAAGGTACAATAACATCTTCACTTAAAGCATCCCTAATAGAATAAGCACAACTACCACTTGGTAAATACTTAACTGACAAATTCTGTGAAGTAGTTGAATAAGTTTTTTGTGGATATCTTTCTCTACCGAATACCCTAAACTTAGCTTTACTATCTTCTTTATATTCGGGTTTTAAAGCTCTCATATATAAGAATAAATCTTCTTCTAAAGCAGAACCAGTTAGGGGAGATAATGAACCTGTTGTCCATTTAGAATCATCCCACATAGCCTCTAACTTGGGTGGATATATTGTATTAGTGTCCCTCGAAAAGAATGAAAAATGACCTAATCTATTTTTACTACCTTCAGAAGCTGAAGCGTTTAGATTACCTATACTACCACTTCTCTTGACAATAAATCCTTCGTTTGGATAAGCTGACGCTGAGTATATCCAATTACTAACCACGTGAGTTACATCCATTCTCATATCCGTTGTTTCATGGTCAAATGATTGTGATGACTCTAAACCATAGTTGGACGAACTACCACTAAACCAAGTACCACCTGTATTATTAGAACCACTCACCCATTGGTCACCTGCTGATTCACCTGTTTTGTATCTCCAAGATACTCCTTCAGTAGTTAATGGTTGGTCATACCTACGTCCACCTCCCATAGTCCAACTTTGACTAATTGGATAAGCATACAATGTATCACTAGTAGTCAACTCTTTGGGATTTGCATCATACAAATTCAAATAGTATCTTGTACTTGAGGGAATTAACCCAGAAACAAGAGATGCAGAAATATAACTTAAATCAAATTTTATTAAAACTCTTGATACATTTACAACCGTACCAGCTTCATTCATATCTTTTCTAATTTCTAAAATTTCATCAAGACCTGTATTAGCACTCTGTGTAGCAGAGGCCTCATAAACAGTAGCGTCTTTTTGTGCAAATTCAAAATAATGCATTATAAATCTCCTACAGCTCTACCTTCTATATCCTTACCTGGATATTTTAATTCAAAAATACTAGGGTCCATAGAAGGATAATAAACACCACGACTATATGCATTTTCCATATCATACAAATTACCCGAATAACCATTATCAGGATTAAATTTATTTGTAATTATAATTTGTGGTCTATCACCAGATTTATCAGCCTTAGCATCAGATGGTGTTACTATAGCAGCTACTCCATCAACCAATGTTAATTTATAAACTAATTCTGCTACTACAATCGGTTGACCTATCTGCCACTTATCTGTATCAAAATAATTCTCAACAGCTCGAATACATTTTAAAACTACTTCGTGTTTATTATATCCTACACGTGTCATAATATTAAACTGTACACCAATATTAATTATGTATGCATTTTTAATATTAATAGCATCCGTCACCATTCTATATTGACCAAAATATGTCTGTAAATTTTCTTTTACAGCTTGATTTAAGTTTACAAGTTTTTTATTATGGTCATAACCCAAACAATACATATTTAATGCTAGTGGATTTGATACTCTCGTTGCTACATTTTCTTCATCAGGCATTATACTCTCCTTTACCCTAAATTACGTGGTGGTCCGCCCCCTCGGCTGCTTCGACGACCTCTACGTTTACTCCTTCTAACTCCAC